CAGCAGCGTGTTGTTGCTGCTGTTGTCTTTCCGGGCCTCATAGGTCTCCGCCCGCACGCTGGCGATAGCCACAAAGGAGATCGGGTGGGCGGTCTCCACCTCGTACCCGTCCCCGGCGCTGCCGGCGATCTGCCCCGCGGCGCTGTTCAGCACCGCCTGCATCTCTCCGGACTTCATCAGCTCGTTCAGGCCCGCCAGATTGAGCTTGAAGCGGATCTTCTCAGCCATACCGGCACACCCGCACCTTCTTGTGCCAGGGCGTGGGGATGTTGGCCTCGATGCCCTGGATGGTGGACCCGAACGTCTGGAAGGGCTGGCCGAAGATCTCCACGGTGGTGTTTTCCCAGTCGTGGGTGTCCCCCTTGGGGATCCCAAGCATGTACTCGATCTTCTTGCCATAGAGATCGATGCTGCTGGTGATCTCGTCCGTCGTAGGCTGGCCCACCAGGACGTTTTGGACCGTCACCGGGGTGAAGGTATAGACCGGGTCGTTGAAGGCGTCCGTGCCCGTCTGGGTGCGCTCGTAGAGCACCACGGCCACGCCGGTCATGTGTCCGCCTCCGGCTGCGGCGCCAGCTCCTGCACCGGGGAATAGCTACCTATGGCGTTGGCGGTGCCCAGTAGCAGCCGGTCCGCCTTTGCGAGATACAGCTCGCCCACGCCGCCGCCGCTGCCGATGGTCCAGCTCTGGGAGTAGCCCAGGCCGCTCATGCTGCCCTGGCTGGCCCCCATGGGCGTGCCATATGAGCTCCCGTCCCCCAGCGCCCGGATCACCATCCGGCAGCTCACCACCTTCTTGGCGTCGGCGGAGGCGTTGGGCGCTGCCGCGTCGATCATCACCGCGGCGTCCTCCAGCAGGGCGGAGCACACCGCCAGCTCGTCGGCGGTCAGATCCCGGGTCATGCGGGCCTGGACGTCGGCCGTGGTCGCGTAAGTCGTGGCCATGTCTGGCCCTCCTTTCTGTCTGCGGCGTGGTTCAAATTGAACCACGCCGCCTTGTCACTTGCTTTTGCTCCGGGGCTTCCGCGCCTTGGGCGCTTCCTCCGCCGGCGCGGGGGAGGGGGCGGCCAGCTTATGGCCGGCCGCCTTATACTTCTCCACCAGATCCACCGGCACGGACATAACCGTGCCGGTGATCCAGTTGATCATGTCCACCCGGTCCATCAGGGAGTGACGGTCAGCAGGTTGAAGGCGCTGACGTCAGCCCGGAAGCCGACCTCGATCTCGGCCCGGACGGCGAACATGTTGTGCTCCCACAGGTTGACCTGCTGGTTGCCGATGGTCAGACCGGTCTGGTCCGCGAAGCGGATCTGCACGCCTTCCACGGTGCCCCAGACGGCCTGGGTCCAGTCGCCGGCCACGCCCACGGTGTTGACGTTGGAGGGGTTGCCCGCCACGTAGGCGCCCTTGGTGAGCACGGTGCGGGCGCCCAGGACCATGGGCACAGCGCCTTCGGCCACGCTGTTGATGAACAGGGGGCGACGGTCGCCGTCCACGGCAGCCAGCAGCACGCCCTGGCCCTGGGGGCTCAGCGCGATGCCGTTCATAATGCCGCCGGCGGTGGCGATGGCGCCCTGGGCGGCCACCAGACCGGCGTAGGCGTCGGTGGACAGGCTCTGAGCAGTGGCGCTGCCCAGGGTGTCAAAGTCGCTGCCGGGAGCGCCGGCAGCGGCGCCGAACACGGTGGCGTCGAACTTGGCGGCCAGGGCCAGGGGCAGCCGGGCCACGATGGCGTCATACAGGGAGGCGGCGTCGCGCCGGAACTCGTCGGAGAAGGGCACGATCACGGCCAGCTTGTAGCCGCGCATGATCTTGGTGGCCAGGGAGGGGTTGCTCACGGGCTTGGCGTCGGTCTCGTCCACCCACGCGGCCTGGGGATCGCCGGTGATCACGGGGATGGCGGCGCCCCGGCCGGGCAGGGGGATCTGCCGGGCCAGCTGCATGACGGCGCTCTGGAGCTGGGTCTTCTGCAGGATCTCCGCGGACACTTCCGCGGGCAGGGTGATGTTGGTGCGGTTGGTAGCAATTCCAGCCATGGTGAATACTCCTTTCAGTGTGTGGCCGCGGTGGCGGCCGGTGTGTTAAAGACTGTCCTTCGCCCACTCCGCGAACTTGTCGCGGGCGGTCGAAGTGCCGGGGGTGCGGACCTCGCCGCCGTCCGGCAGGCCGGGATAGCTGGGGGCCTTGGTGGAGGCGGCGAAGCTCTTGATGGCCTCCGCCTGGCTCTTGCAGGCGTCCTCCGTGTCGCCGGTGAGCAGGCTGGCCGGGACGCCCGCGTCCTTGGCCACTTTCTCCCGGAGATCCCGCAGGGCGTTGGCGTTTTTCAGCCCCGCCAGCTCGTCCTCCAGCGCCTGGATTCGCGCCGTGCTTTCCTTGTCGGCGGGCTTGTCCTTCAGCGCCCGAAGCTCGGTCTGGGCGGCTGTGAGCTGCCCCTGCAGGGCGGTCAGATCGCCCTTGGCCTTGTTGATATCCCCGCCGTTCATGTCCAGCAGCTTGTCGATCTGCTCCTTGGTGGCGTCGGGGAAGATGGCGGTGATGTCGGTCCGTGTCATGGTCTGTCCTTTCTCCGCTGCGCTTTGTTGACGGGGGTCGCGTCCCCTGCGGCTGCCGCTTTACGCCCGGCCGGCTGATTTGGGTATGAAAAAAGCACCCCGTCGGGTGCTTTCGTCATTAAAGAGGCGCCCCCACAGGGTGTGGGAGCTGTCCGGCTCTGCCGGACTGAGGGGGGCTCACACGTCCGCCTCTTCCGCGGCGGAGCTGTTCAGCTCCACCCGCTTCTCGTAGGCGCTGTTCTGCTGTTCCCGGATCTCCGCCCGGTTTTCGGCGTAGAACTCCCGGCGCATGGCGTTGATCCGCTCCCGCGGGGTCCGGCCCTCCGCGCCGTAGTACATCTCCCGGTACCGGTCCGGATCATACCCGGCCACCTCGGTGGAACTGTCGAACCGCACCGCGTAGGTGCAGTCGCAGTTCGCGTGGATGTGCTCCGCGTGTCCGTTTTTCAGCGTGTTCCGCCCGGCCCGTTCCCAGCCCCGGCTGGCCAGGGCGATGCAGAAGGCGCAGGTGTCCCCGTGGGGGATCCAGGCCACCTCCGCCCCGTCCCGGATGGCGTTCCGGAGGGTGGTGTCCACCCCAGGCATCTTCACCAGCCGCTCCACGGCCCCGGCCAGCAGTTCCTCATTCCGGGACTGCTTCAGCACGCCGTTCACGGTCTTGGCCACGTCACCGTAGCTGGCGGTGGCGGAGACCTCCGCCGCTGGGAGATATTTCCCGCTGGCCTCCGCCAGGGCGTCGTACCAGGCAGCCGCCAGAGCGCCCGTGCCCTCGCCGTACTTGGTGGCCAGGGCGTAGACGTAGTCGATCAGGACCTGCCGGTCCATGGCAGCGTACCCGCCCTGGGCGTTCACCCATCGCCTCAGCTCCAGCGCCGCCCGTGTGGAGACCTGGGACAGCCGCTCCACGAAGGCGATCCAGTCTTTGGAAGATATGGTCAAGGTCTCACCGCCTTGTCATCGATGTAGAGATCCGCGAAGATCTTCCGGCTGTCGTGCCCGGCGTACCGGATGGCCTCCGGGGCGTTTCGGTTGACCAGGTTGGGCCGGAAGCCGTGCCGGGCCAGCAGATCCAGAGCCTCCTGCAGGGTTTTTCCCTCCCGGCAGGTCCACAGGATCACCGTATGACCCTGGCGCTGGGCGCCCAGCAGCCGGGCGATCAGCGGAAGGTTGGGCTGTCCTTCATGGGCCAGCGTGTCGTCGTAATCAACGGCGATGATCACGCCTCCAGCTCCTGCACCAGCGCCAGCCCTCGCTGCCGCTGTTCCTGGTTATTGATCCGCCGGATGTCCGCCTGGCTGAAACCCACCATCTCCAGGAAGGTATCGGTGTTGGCAAAGGCCGGGCGGCTGCTGGCGATTTTGATGGCCGCGTCCGCGGTCACCGCCACGCTGGGCATGGCCGGGTTCCGGAAGTGGGCCATGATCGCCCGCTGTTCCTCCGGCAGCTCGTCCATCCGGAGATCCTGGGCGATGGCCAGGGCCATCAGGGCGATGGTCCGCAGACTGTCCCCGTTGCCGGCGTTCAGCTGCTGCGCCATGGCCACCAGCGTCTGGCTCTGGGCCAGGATGGCGTCGGAGCTGGTGGGGTTGGCCTCGCTTACCACCCCGGTGTCGGTGACGGTCAGCCCCGAAGCAGCGGAGAACTGGGCCGCCAGCGTCCGCAGCATCTCCACATGGGGGGAGATGTTCCCCTGTGTCAGCTGCCCGAAGGTGGGCTTTTCTCCCGTCTCCGGGTTGGTGGTGGCGGTGAGGATGTTCCCGATGTACTGCCGGAACTTGGAATTGGTCACAGCCTGGAACTGCTCCTCGGTGACGCCCAGCAGATACTTTTGCGGCGCGGTGGAAAACTCCAGCCCGATGGTGGCGTTGGCGATGGTCCGCACGTAGCCCTGGATCAGCCGCCGAATGGGCTCTTTGATCCGGGACCGGCCGAAGGGCTTGTCGCTGGTGGCGTTCCAGATCAGGGGCTCCATCAGCGGGCGGCCCATCTTGTGTGGATACGCCAGGGCGCTCCACCGGTTGTCGATCCGCTGCAGCACCCACACCGCCTCGTCCGTGTAAAGGTAGATCAGGTTCGGCGTCCAGATCTGGGCCTTGGTGTTGTCCGGCGCGGCGTCGATGATGGCCATGCCGTAGGCGATCCGGCCCTTGTCGCCGTCCCACCGGGCCGCGGCCGTGGCGGGGGAGTGGAAGCGGATCTTGCAGCCGATAGCCGGGTCCGCGCTCAGCGTGGCGAAGGTGCAGCCCAGCTTCAGCTCGTCCCGGGTTGCCTTCATGTACTCGGCCAGCAGCCGGTTGTCGGCCACCAGACGGTCCAGCAGATCCACGCCCTGGCCGCTCTCGTCCACATAGCCGTCGAACATGCTCCGGGCCGCCAGCACGTCCACGCACTTGGCTCCCCAGGCGCAGCCGATCTCCAGCCGGGCCACGCCGTCCGGCAGCGCGATCCCCAGATTGACCTCCCGCAGGGAGATCTTGCCCTCGTAGTATCGGTTCTTGGTGTCGTTGTCCGCCGCGTGCTCCTGGTAGGTCTCCACCAGCTTCCGCAGCATGAGTTGTTCCCGCTCGGGGAGCCCGGCCACGTTGCCGGGATCAATACCAAGGATCATCCTATCTTCATCCTCCTCGTCGGATCTCGTTTACTCGTTTTCGCGCCCCACAGCGCCAGGGCGGCCGCCTCGATGGGCGGGGAGTTTTCCCCGCCGAAGCCCCAGCCCCCCGCGATGGGCCGCCGTGTGGCGGTCACGGCGCTCTCCCGCAGGATCTCCTGCCCGGCGTACCAGCTCACGGACTTCTCCGCCAGGGCGTCCGTCAGAGTGCCGGCGGCGGCCACCACGTCCCGCCCGGAGGGGCGGACCACGCTGCCCTTGATCTTCCAGGTGTCCGCGATCCGGTCCACCAGCACGTCCGCGCCGTTCTTTCCGTCGATCACCACGCAGCTGGCCCGGTGGTACCGGTCGCACAGCCACTCCGCCAGCCACCGGGTCCCGGCGCTGGTGGACTTCCGCTCGATCAGGGAGATCCGCGCCGGGCCCTCCGCGGGGATCACCGCGCCGCAGAGGCAGACCTCGCTGCCGTCCGCGGAGAACTTGACCCCGTAGGCGGTCTTGCCTTCGGGCTTTTTCTCCCCGCTCCTGCACTCGTCCCAGACCGCTTTGTCGATGGCGAAGATCTCCTTGGTGGTCAGCACCGGGGACCACCAGCCCAGCCGCTCCCGGGCGAAGCCGTCCGCGGGCAGGGTCCGCAGCTCCTCCTCCGTGAAGCTCTCCGTGAGCCGGAGCCCCAGGGCCGGGTTCGCCGCGGCCCAGAGGGCCCGGTCGTCCAGGGCGATGGCCTCCACGTTCTCCGCCTCCACGCTCCATTCGTGCCAGGCGTCATGGGCGCCCGGCTCGCCGGTGCAGACGATCCGGCGCCGCCGGAAGGCCTCCCCGGGGCACCCGGGGTAGGGGGGCGTGCCGGTGTAGATGATCTGCCGCGTGTCCGTGGAGCTGGCCGCCAGCGTGGCCATCACGGCCTCCATCTGGTCGTCCGTCAGCTCCTGGGCCTCGTCATAGACCAAAAGGGAGACCCCATCGAAGCCGCGCCCGCGCTCTCGTGAGCGTGTGGCGTACTCGATGGCGCCTCCGTTTGTAAGCTCGATGCTTTCCTCCCCGTTGGTCCACCGGATGTTCTTCACCATGGCCATCATCTCCGGATGGCGCCGGTCGGTGAACATGGCGGCCAGCCGCCGGAAGGATTTTTTGCTGGTCACCACCTGGTGGGCGGTGTGGAGAATGTGCTCCCCCAGGCAGATCAGCCCGAACAGCTCCCGGGCCTCCAGGCACACGTTCTTCCCGTTCTGCCTGGGCACGGCCAGCCCCGCGCTGGTCACGTTGTACTCGCCCCGCTCGTCCCGGCCCAGCCAGCAATCCACCACGGACCGCTGCCAGGGATCCAGCCGGCAGCCGTAAGCCTCCATCAGCAGGGCGGCGTCGGGGCCGTCCGTAGCCGCTCTGGGCGGTTCCACCCGGATCCGGGGCTCCTGGGATCCTCTCATGTCCCGTACTTATCCCGCACGATGGACAGGATGGTCCCCGGCAGCGGGTCCTCGTTGGTGCCCTCGCTGGTCCCGGTGCCCTTCATGCGCCGCAGGGCTCGGGGAGTGAGCCCCAGCGCTTCCCGCAGAGCGTTGATCTCCTTTTCGTTGGCGCGGATCACCGCATAGTGGGGATCCAGGGCAGAGGGTGCCTTGCCCGGTGCTGCGGTCTTTTTCCATTCGGCCCGCACCCGGCCCGTCTCACGCTCCAACATGCACAGGGAGTGCACCACCGGCTCGAAGGCTACGTTCCAGGTCCCCAGGGAGATCATCAATTCTCGGTATTTGTCCTCTTTGGTCATGTTTCACCTCGGGGGGATCAGCCCCCGCGCCCGCCGGGAGCTGGGCAGCAGCCCGAACTCCGCGCCGGCGGCCATGCACTGTTTGAGCAGCCGGTCCTGGACGCTGGCCCACTTGTCGGCGGTGGCGGGGTCCTCCGCCTGGATGGCGTCCAGCACCAGGCTGGAGACCCGGATGTACTCATTTTCGGAGAGCACATACCGGGCAAGGGCGTCCACGTCCATCTCGGTCAGCGTGCCCATGGCCACCAGATCCGGGGCCAGAGCGTCGAACCGGGCCCGGAGAGCGCCCATCAGATAGCCCGGCGCCGCGGGCGGGAGACGGTCAGCCATGGCCGCCTCCCAGGGACGCGATCAGCGTCCGCTCTCGATCAGAGAGCCGCCACACGCCGGCTGCGGCCTTCTCGGCTGCGGCCTTCTCGGCTGCGGCCTTCTCGGCTGCGGCCTTCTCGGCTGCGGCCTTCTCGGCTGCGGCCTTCTCGCTGATCAGGAAGCCGCCGCCGTAGATGGCCTTGCCCGCGTCTTTTTGAGCGTCCAGATGCCGGATGAATTGGACGTCCGCCGCGTGGATCTGCAGCGGGGCGCCCCATTTGGCCAGCTTATTGATGGCCACGCTCACCACGTTCACCGGGTAAGAGTAGGTGGGCAGCTCCGCCTTTACGGCTCGCAGGTTGATCCGGTTGGCCGCGTCCACCGCGGCGTACAGATCCGGCGCGATCTCGATCTTGCAGTCGCCCATGTTGGTCAGGAAGGAGATCCCGATCTCCGCCCCGTTGTCGAACATCACGGAGAGCCCGCATGGGAGATAGTTGCATCGCCCGGAGTTGATGGAAAACGTGGTCATGGCGGGGCAGAACAGGAAGTACCGGACGCCGTGCTCGTCATACCAGGCGCAGATCTCGCTCAGGATGGAGAAGGGCGGGTTGTCGATCACCACGCAGCCCTCAGGGTATTCCGTCGCCTGGTAGTCTCCGCCGGGGTAGAAGGGGCGCAGGATCTCCGCGCCCTGGAGCCCGTACCGGGCCACCGCCCAGGACTGCACGGCTGCGTAGATGTTGGCGGGCGTGTAGCAGTCGTCGGTGGTCAGCTTGGGCTTGAACTTCTCCACAAAGGCCTCATACTCCTCGGAGGTTTCCGCCTCCTCGTCCCAGAAGTGGCCGCTGTCCTCGATCCGGAGATCCGCGTCCTCGAAGCCCGCCAGGGAGATGTCCAGCCCGTCGCCATGGATGGCCAGCAGCTCGGAGCTGAGCATGGCCTTGTCCCAGCCGGCGGCCTCCGCCAGGCGGTTGTCCGCCAGGATGTACGCCCGGCGCTGGGCCTCGCTCAGATGCTCCACCAGGACGCAGGGCGCCTCCTCGATGCCTTCCAGCTTTGCCGCTTCCAGGCGGCCGTGGCCGGCGATCACGTTCCCGGCACTGTCGATCAGCACCGGAGTGACGAAGCCGAACTCCCGCAGGGAGCGCCGCAGCTGGTCGATCTGGGCGGGGGAGTGGGTCCTGGCGTTCCGCTCGTAGGGGATCAGGTCGGAGATCTTCCGGATCTCCAGCCGCTGGGTCATGTTTACGCTCATTTTTGCCTCCTGGCCTCCGCGATTCCGGTCCGCGTTTCGCGTCCGCATCCCGCGCAGGTTGTTTTTTAATTCGCGCCCGGGGGGCCGAAAATTCCCTCGGGGGTATTTCGGCGCTGGCGCTCGTGTGTCGCCTTCGGGGGCTCCGGGGGTCCCTCCCCTAGGGGTGTCACCACTCTCCGTCCGGGAGGGACACAAGCGCCGGCCGATTAACGGTCGCGCTGATCTTGTTGCTTTTCGCCGCGTTGCACACCCAGTGGGCGGGGGCCAGGTTGTTTACGTCCTGCGCCGCTGCCGCCGCGCTCTCGTAGCCGAACTCGCGCCAGCGCGACACTGGCCTGATCTCGTCGATCACGAAGCTGAGGGGGTGGGCCGCATCAGAGGGGGCGGTGTAATCGATCGGACCCAGCCTCCCCCGGCAAATGCTGCATGGGTCGCCCCGGGCCTTGAACCTGGCCCGCATCTTCCGTCGGAAGTTGCCGTTGCTGCTTCTCGGGTTACTACTCACCAGCTGAGCCTCCCGTGGTCCAAAATGGACCAGACACGCAAAAAGACCGGACCCGCGTCCGATCTTTTCCGCCTACACACTACCACACTGTGGGTGTGCAATTCTATCACAAAATTTTTCCACGGCCCGAAGGGCCGCGTCCCGGGAGTACATGAGCTGGCGGTAGCTGAGCGACAGCTCCACGGCCACCATCTCCCAGGTCTTGACCCGGCCGTCCTTGTCCCGGCTGTCCACGAAGTAGGCGGTGAGCACCTTCCGCTGCCTGGGATCCGGCAGCATGGCGATGATCCGCACGGCCTGGGCCTTCATGGCGGAGAGCTCCCGGATCCGGTCGTACACGGCCTCGTCCAGCTCCGCCCAGGCGTCGTACTTGTGGGGATCCGCGGAGTGCTGCACGGCCACGCCGGTGAGGACGGGCGTGGTCCTGGTCACGTTGGCCCATGCGTCGAACATGGACCGGCGGAGGATCTGGATCTCCTCGTCGGCCTCCCGGACCTGCTGCAGCCATTCCTGTGCCGTCATGCGCTCGCCTCCTTTGCCTGGATGTTACCATGCCAGGACGCCCCGTCAAGGCCTCCCGGCGCCTTTCTCCGTTCTCTGTCCGGAGGATATACACCGCCCCAAGTCAGAAAAATAAAGGGGCCGCGTATGTAGGCTCCCCTCTCAGGGGAGCTGCCCGGCCTGCCGGGCTGAGAGGTCGCCCCCGTCCCCGCGGCGCCGCCGTGGATCCGGCCGGGGCTCCCGGTAGGGGAGGAGGAATTTATAATAAACGAACGAGCCCCACTCGTTGTGCTCCTCGCTGTGTTCCAGCACGGCCGCGCCGGCGGGCAGGCTGTCCACCGTGATGGTGAGACTGTCGTCCACCAGCTCGCTGGTGCGCTGCGGCCGCTTCAATCCCCGGCTGGGGGTCCAGGTCTGCTTGCCCACGGGGGGCTTCTCCTTGCACAGGTACCGGGCCCGGCTCTCGTAGGTCTCCCCGCCGGAGAGCAGCCCCTCAAAGTCCACGTTGTCGCCCCAGGCGGCCCAGAGGCTGCGGATCTCTTCATAGTCGTTCCCGGTGGCGTTCAACACCACATGGTGGTGCCAGCGGCCCTCGCTGCCGTCGTCCCGGATGTGCTCCGCGTTTTTGATATACAAAAGCCGCTCGCCCCGGGCGGCACGGGCCGCGCGGAGCAGGCGGAGGAAGGAATTGAGGCACCGGACGGCGCTCTCTCGCGTGGCGGGGGCGTCCCGGTAGGTGAAGGTGACAAAGAGGTCGTGCCGGTCGAAGTTGGCGGCCATGGCCTCCTCGCAGGCCTCCCGGCAGGTGCGGGCGTTGATCCGCATCCGGGCGGGGGAGGAGATCTTCGCCTTCTGGGCGCGGGCCTGGGGCTCGTCGCTGGCCATGGCCTGGGTGTAGAGGATGATCCGGCCCATCCGGCCGGCCTGGATCCGCACCAGTCTCTTTGACTTTCCCATGGCCACGCCTCCTTCAAAGGGTCGCGGGCAGGCGGAGTTGCACCGCCTTCTGTGCCTTCAGGAGGACCCATGAGCGACAGGTCGAATGGTTTGGCACTCGCCACTGGGCACCCGCGTATTAGAACAGCGGATCATCGTTGTGATGATCCGCTGCCCAAATTCGTAGCATGTGAGGGAAAATCTTGTCAACCAAGCAGCCGTTGACATGGCCCGGGATCCGTTGAAAAATCAAGAGAAAAAAATTTTTATCCCCGGTCCCGGCGCTGCCAGTCGGTCAGAATGTCGCACTCGTCCCGGAGGGCCGCGGCGATGTCGCTCTCCCGCAGCGTGCCCTTCCGGATGCTGTCCAGCACGTTCAGGATCTCGTGGGTCACGGCCGCCAGCTGCTCCTTGCTGGGCTTGCACACGCTGGCCCAGGCCCAGAGGAACACCAGCAGGTGCCGGTTCCCCAGGGCGGTGGTGCTCTGCCTACGCTGCGGGCGTTTGCTCTTGCTGCTCATTCCCGCCCCCCTCCTCAATTCTCCGCCGCCAGGGAGGGCGGTGTGGATATAACAGCGTGGATGTACCTGGCACAGGCCGGGCAAAGTTCAAAGCGCTTAAAAAGGGCCTCAGTGGTGCCGACAAGCTGCATCTCGTCCACGCCGTTCAGCGGAGGGTTATCCCTCCGGGCGGGGACATAGGGGTCATAGTACGCCCCGCAGCGGTCGCACTTCTTAGCGTTAGCCATTGTCCGGCCCTCCATCCATCTTCACCTTCTCATCCGCCGGCACCACCATCAGCGTCAGCTGAAAAACGTACTCGTCCCGCACCGGATCCCGGTCCACGGTCACCCTGGCCAGCTCCGCCAGCTTGCCGGCGTCGCCGGCGATCATCTTCTCCGCCATCCACAGACCACCGTCTCCGGGTACTTGCCATACCGGGCCGCCAGATCCAGATACACCTGCGCCGGGATCCGCCGCGATGCGCGCAGCGTCACCGGCTGCCGCTCGGTCCGGACCACCTGGATCTCTCCGGAGGGCGAGGAGATCCGGCGGCGCAGCTCTTTCCGGAAGGCGCTCCAGGCGATGGCGGCCGAAGCCGCCGCCGCCAGCACCACCGCGATGATCAGATCCAGCAGGTCTAAAGAGTGCAGCACGTTCATCCCTCCGCCTCCTTATCCCCGGGACCCTCCAGCAGCGCGATGAGTGCATCGTAAACGCTGAGAATTTCGGCTCGGTCCAGGGAGAGATCACAGGCCCCGCAGTTTCTGTCACAGTCCCGGCTGACGCATTCGCGCTCCGTCTTCAAGACCCGCAAGATCTGGCCGGTGAGTATGAGCTCAACCGCAAAGGCGTCAGAGTGCTCCCAGTGGGGGTTGCCCGCCGTCCGGAGCCAAACATCCCCCGCGTCGATGGCAATGATGATTGCCCGGTCTCGGGGGATCGAAACCCCTCGGATGTATACTCCGCTCATCCCTCGTCCTCCTTCCAGACCTCCGGCGGGACCGCCGGGGCGATCGTCCACCAGCAGTCCGCCACGTCCATCTCGTCCGCGTTGGCGTCGTAGACGCCCCACCACTTGCCGTCGTGGAATTGCATCAGGTCGATCTCGTAGCTGGCGTGGGGAGGATTGGACCATGGAACCAGGACCAAAGCCAGCACCCAGCCCTCCGGCGGATCATTCTCGCAGCTGCGCCAGACCCGGTCGCTCACCGTCACCTTCGGCGCGGTCATGGGATCCGGCGCCTCTTCGGCTCCCCCCGCGGGGGAGCTGTCCGGCTCTGCCGGACTGAGAGGGGCTCCCCCCGTGGTGGCTCCCTCGATGGCCGCGTCCAGGGCGTTGGCTGCCAGGGCGTCATAGAGGGCGCCCCAGCCCAGCAGCCACTCGATGGGCCTGGTGAACCGGATGCCCCTGGGATCACCGTCCCAGGACAAATCACTGCTTCCCACGGAGGTCCACCGGTACCGCTTCTTCAGCTTTTCCATGGCGTCCTTCCGGTTCGCGAAGGCCAGGCCGTCGCGCCGGATTTGCCCGGCGAAGTTCGCCCGCCGGGCCAGCTCCCGGTCCACCTTCACCACGTCCGTCTCATAGGCCAGGGGATCGGCGCAGCCGGGATTGGTCAGCGGCGGATGGGCCAGCGCCTCCTCGATGTTTTTCACGGTCACGTCCTTGTGGGCGATGTGGTGGTCGATCACCCAGTCGGCGGCGTTCATCTGCTGGGAGTAGTCCAGCTGGCTCAGCCGGTAGGCCACGGCCTCGTTGATCTCCTGCTTCTCCCAGGCCCGCACCCAGCCGGGGTAGGTGAGATTTTTTTTGATGGCGTCCAGCCTGGCCAGCCTGGCGGAGCTCACCTGCAGCGCCTCCGCCACCCGGTCCCGCATCCGGCCCGGCAGCTCCACGCCCCGCTTCTTCATGCGGGTGAGGATCTCCAGGGTCTTCTCCGCCTCCTTGGCGATCTCGCTGCCGTTCTTGATCCGCTGTGCGTTGGCGTGGATCAGCATCAGCTCCTCCCGGTCCGCGTCCTCCGGGGAGGGATAGACCACGCAGGGCACGGTGTCCCAGCGCTCCCGGCCGTCCGGTTCCGTGTCCCGGAGATAGCGCAGTGCCCTGTAGCGCCGGTGGCCGCTGATCAGCTTCCACCGTCCGCCCGGCCCGGCGATCACGCCAAGGGGCGTCAGCAGGCCGGAGATCTTGATGCTCTCCGCCAGATCCACCTCCTGGAAGTCCACGCTGTAGAAGTTCTTCCAGTTGGTGTCGATCATCCCCAGGGGGATGGGCGTGATCTCCATCTGGTTCAAATTGAACCGCTCCGGATCCGCCTCGATGAAGTCACTCAGGTTAAACTTCTTGGCCATTCCGCTTGCCTCCTTTGACTGTGCCGGTTTCCTCGGCCTCCACAGGGCCCACAAACCGACGTATTGTGTACTCGGCTTCGTCAGCCATGTCCACGCCCATATGAATGGTAAACTCCATCTCGACCAGGAACGGGGTATTCATCGCTTCCCGCAGCAGCTGAACAGCCGCCTCTTTTCGCCCGAAAAGGCTGTCCCGGATCTCAGTCGCCATTCAGCTCGCCTCCCTTGTAGGGGCCGGCGTCCCCGACGGCCCGCAAATATTCCGCCACCAGCTCCCGGTAGTCCTCCGCCGCGGTGCTGCGGGGTGCGTACTCCGTCACCGGAAGCCTCGCAAAGGTGGCCTCGCCCACCTTCACGGTGTTCCGGATTGCCCGCTCAAAGACGGACCCGGTGGGGAAGGAGGAGCGCAGCAGCTCCGCCCCCTGGCGGTGGAGGTTGGTGCCGTCCGCCATGGTGATCAGGATCTTCCAGCCCATCTCCCGGGGCTCCACCTGCAGGAGCTGCCGGATCTGCTCCACCAGCTCGCCCACGCCGGTCTGGCTGAACCGGTCCACCCGGGTGGGGATGATCACGTCGTCGCTCACGCTGAGGGCCGCCACGCTGGCGGCGGTGAAGCTGGGCGGGCAGTCGATGAGGACGTAGTCGAAGGCGTCCGCCTTCCGCTGCTCCTCGATCAGAGAGCGCATCCGCGTCACCGCCTCGCTGCCGCCCCCGGCCTGCATGCTCGCCAGATCCAGGGTGAGGAGATCCATGTCCGCGGGGAGGATGCTCACGCCCTCCCGCCCGGTGGGGGAGAGAACGTCCGCCCACCGGGGATCCGCCAGCCCCAGCAGGACATGGGAGAGGGTGATGCCATCCGCCTCGGCCCCGAAAAAGTCCGATGTGTTGTGCTGGGGATCCGCGTCGATCACCAGCACCCGGCGGCCCAGATCAGAGAGCACCGCCGCCATGTTGCACACGGTGCAGGTCTTCCCGGTCCCGCCCTTGAAGTTTGCCACGCTTATCACTCGCATGTTCGCTCATTTCCTCCTGTCGTTCTGTCATCCCGAACCGGTGCTCACACCGGTGAGGGATCTTTTCTCGTTTCAGATACTCTTCAGCCACCGAGCCTTCGGACCCTGCCGTCCGTTCTCCAGCGGCTCCTGGCCCCACATAGGGGCGGAGATCCGCCCCGTGATGGCAAAGCTCTCCCGGAAGGCTCCCTTGGCGAAGGAGAACTCCGCCGTGAAGAACCGGCCCTCCGGGTGGATGTACACCACCCGGCCTTTCTCCGGCGGGAGCAGCGTCCCGCCCTCCATGCCGTAGTTGATCCGGGCGGTGATCTCGTCGCCCAGGCGGATGCCGCCGAACTCACTCCGGCCTCCGCGCTCGATCGAAGCCATTGAGCACCTCCTGATCCTTCGCGTCAAGCTCGCTGTCGGGCAGCTCCGTGAACTTGGGCCGCTTCCGCCGCCGCCACTCGTCGAAGGCCCGGCTGTCCTGGGCGGTGAAGTCCATGTGCACCGGGTCGAACCGGAGATTGACGGAGATCTGGGGGCCGTCCTTGTTCTTGTCCACCCGCAGCCACCGGCTGCTCTCGTTGTCCTCCGGGTCAGAGAGGGACATGAGCAGGATCAGATCCGCGTCCTGCTTCAGCTGGCGGCTCTCCCGCAGGTCGTCCTTGGTGGGGGCCCGGCGGGCCTTGTTGTTCTTTTCGGTGGTGAGCTGGGAGAGGGCGATCACCGTCACGCCCAGCTCGTGGGCCAGCCGCTGCAGGTGCATGGAGATCTCCGTCACCGCCTCCCACCGTTCCTTCCCGCCGCTGTCCAGCAGCTGCAGGTAGTCGATGAAAATCACCTGGTACCGGCGGGAGACCGCCATGGCCCGAATGTCGCTCACGCTGGCCCCGCTGCACTCGCAGACCTCCAGGGAGATCTTCCCGGATCCGGCGCCCAGGGCAACGATCTCCTGCATGTCCCTGTCCGGGATCTGCTTGCGCTTGATGTCCTGCATGGAGGCCCGGGCCCGCTGGGCCACCAGCCGGTCGGTGAGCTTCTTCACGCTGGTCTCCAGGCTGAAGAAGCCCACCCGCTTCCCGCTGGCCGCCATGGTCCAGGCGAACTGCACCGCCAGGGCCGTCTTGCCCACGCTGCTGTCCGCGCCCAGGACGATGAAGTCCCCCAGCTCCGCGGTCAGCTCCTCGTCCAGCTTCCGGATCCCCCAGCGGAGATAGGACGGCGGGGTCTTGTCCTCCATCCGGTGCAGGAAGTCCGCCAGCATCTCGCCCACGCTCACGGGCCGCAGCTCCGGCCGGTCCACCATGGCCGGCTCCAGCTTCCGCAGCGCCGTCCTGGCGTCCGTCAGCGTCTCCGCGGTGGCCACGCCCATGGCCGCGATCCGCAGCCGGCTCAGCTGTGCCTCCTCCCGGACGACGGCGCAGTAGGCGGCCACGTTGGCCGCGGTGGGCGTCCGGTCCATCCACTCCCGGATCCGGGGCACATAGTCCGCGCCGGCGGCGTGGGCCACCGTCACCGGGTCGATGGGCTTCCGCTCCAGCCACAAAGAGCGCACCGCGTCGAACACGGCCCGCCGCTCCTCGGTGAAGTCCTCGCTCCGGAGGGCGTCCATCACGATGCCCACCGTGGGATCCGGGTCGATCAGGACGGAGCCCAGCACGGCGGTCTGGGCCTCCGCCCAGGCGTCGGACATGCTCACGGGTCACCGCCTCCTTCCTCCCAGCCTTCCCATCCGTAGCCGTTCAGGTAGGTGGAGAGGTGGGGGATCCCCACGCCGCGCTCCCATTCCTCCGTCATGCTCTGGGCGGCCAGGGCGGTCGCGATGGTCTCGATCAGATCGTTGTCCGGGTGCAGCGCATCCCAGGCCCGGATGGCCCGCTGCTTATTCCCCCGCTTTTCATGCGGGTACCATTCCCAGAGCTTCAAAAAGGCTCCGGGCGCCCAGTCGGGCTGTGCCTTGTGTACTTTTTGACGCGCCCCCCTGTGGGGGGCTTTAGGGGGTAATATATATTCTCTCTTACCGTTCTCCCCGTCATTTTCACCGGGAGGGCTCCCGTTATTTTCACCGGGACCCCTCCCGGTATTTTTAACGGGAGGGGGTAGGCGCACAAGGCCCAGATCCGTGATGAAGATCCGCCGCTCGATCACCGTGTTTGCGGCGTCCCGGATCACCTCGATCTGGACATAGCCGCGCTCTTCCAGCATCCCCAGCAGCTTGGCTGCCCGGTCCTTGCTGACGCCGATCAGGCGGCCCAGGTAGCCGTTGGTGGCCCAGCAGAAGCCGGTGACGTCCGTCATGGCGGTGATCTCCGCGTACAGCAGCTTGGCCGTGCCGGGGATCTGTTGGTCATACCGCACACGCGGGGGGAGGATGGCGGTGTAGCCCGGGTACTTGAAAGGTTTCTCCATCACACGATCCTCCCCGGCCGGTTCCGCAGGGCCTCCGCCCTGGTGGTGAAAAAGGCGTTCCGGAGATGCCAGTCCGGCACCGCCGGCAGATCGTTGATCACCCACTCCACACCCCGGGGCGTGAAAAACGCCCCAGCACTCCACACCGTCAGCTTTTCAAGCACCGGGTGCTGCCGGCTGCATTCCCGGGCGGTGTCGTCATACCAGACGGCCCCGGCGTTCAGCGGGCAGGCCACCGTCACCATGTCCGGACAGCCGTCCTCGTCGCAGAGACTTTCCCTCCAGTACCAGACCTCCCGGCCCGCCTGCAGGAACTCGGGGAGTAAAGCGACGCGGCCTTCCCGCGTCGCCTTCTCCATATACTTCTTGCTCATTTTCGGATGTTCACCTCCACCATGCTCAGGATCGTGACCACCGCCAGCAACAGCAGCAGCCCCTCGATAAACCGCACCGCCGTCATGCGCCCGCCTCCAGCTTCTTCATGGCCTTCTCCAAAGCCACCAGCTTGGGGAGCTGGATCGGCTTCCGGTCCAGGAAGTCCAGCACGTCGTTGAGGGTGAGCCCGGCGGCGCTCTCCGCCACCGTCTGCATGGACACGCCCCTGGCCCGGAGGGCCTCCAGCCGCGCCATGTCATTCCGTTTCCGGTTTGCCATGCCCGCGGCAGCCGCCGCGCTCTTCGCCGGGTCAGGTCCATGGCCTGGTTCATTTTGAACCACTCCCGCGCTGTCATCCCGAACCAGCCCGCCGGCTGGTGAGGGATCTTTCTCCTCCGTGTACTCGTGTACTTTTTCGACGCGTTCATCGCGTACTTTTTCGACACCCTCCGGTGCACTTTCCGGCGTTGGCTCCCCCTTGGGGGGAGCTGTCGGCGCAGCCGACTGAGAGGGGCCCAGCCCGTCCGCGATCACCTGCCGCAGCGCCTGCTGTGTTTCGGGCGTGAACGCTTCCATCCTCCGGATCACCGCCATGTTCTGGCGGCGTATGGCTTCCGCCTCCATCCTCCGGATCTCCGCCCAGGTCTCCGCCAGAGCAAAGAACTCCTCCCGGGAGATCACCTGTCCGCAGATCCGGGAATACCAGAGCGCGAGAAAAACCTCGCTGGGCTTTTTCTCATCCATTCGGGTCCACCACCTTCATCCCCGGCACATACCCGCAGGGCAGCTCCCTGGCCCGCCGCTGCCGGTTGATGGCCGCCATGCTCACGGAGGACTTCCGCAGGTTGGCCGCCTTCACCTTCCGACTGGCCAGATACTCCAGGGCGTCCGCCCGGTCGATCCGGGTGCAGGTCTTGGCGATCCGGTAGGCGGGCAGCTGTCCGCCCCGAATCAGCCGCTCCACGGTGTCCTCGCTCACGGTCAGCAGCTCCGCCACCTCCGCCTTGGTCAGCAGCTCGATTTTCTCACTCATGTCTTTTCCTCCCTGCCCATGCGGAAGCTCATGTCGATGGTGGCCGCCGGGATGTCTGAGGCTTG